AGATCATATTATCTTTAAACACTGCAACTTGCTGAAACGGTTTGGTTGTCACATCAATGATATTAAACGTAGATGAATCCATACCTCTGCCCTTTGCAACATCGACAAAGACCATATAGTCATGATGCTCTTCAGGTTTAACATATACCTTAACGTTATTCTGTGTAAAGATAGGATTCTGCGCTTGCAGACCTAATAAAGTATCACCAGAGATTAACGTATTACCTGTCCCGTGGAACGTATTACCAAACTCTTGATTGAATTGCAGCTCAGATGTATTAGCAATTGTTTGTCTTTTCCATTCAGCATCTCGACCTGGCACATCCCACCAATCAACTCTAAATGGTTTAAATTCGTTTGTACCTTGTACTGCGCCTTCCCAAATCTTATGATATTGGTTACCAAGACCATTTGCAGTAGAAGTAATGATTACTTTTGTCGATGTACCGCTTGACACAACAGGGTATGTTGAAGTGTAAAACTCTGTTGCGTTTTCAACAAATGCGAACTCGTCGAGGAATAGGAGATTGACAGACATGCCTCGTATGGAGGATCCTGAAGTAGCAGCAGCAATGATGCGGCTATTATTAGAAAACTCAATTGAACCCTTATTTAAAGCTTTGCATCCAGGTTGTAAAAAGAATGGTAGATTTTCAAGCATTAAAGTAACACGTGCTAGCATCTCACGTGCAGTTGAACCTTTGTTTGCTAAGACAGCTATTGTCTGTTCTGGATGAAACAGACCATACCATAATAGGTATCCTACTGAGGATATAGATTTGCCAGATTGTCGACAAGCAAGAACTACAGAAAATCTGTTTTCTTTAAAATGATCAAACATACTTTCTTGATATGGATACAATTCAAAGTCAACCAAACCTCTGTCAAGGTTTATTACCTTAAGATATTTCTTTGCAAAATATACTGGATCTCTAAGGCATTTTGTATACTCAAGGATTTGTTCTTGTGACCAAGCTTCCTGTACACCATCTCTCTTAACGTTTGGATTACCTAAATACCCGAGCTCTCTATTCTTTAATGTCGCCATCAATATCTTTCATCTTATCTAGTAGCTTACGTTGAAGATCTGCCGTTGACCCTACGAAGATGTTATTTTGAGTCATACTGCCGTCAGGCAACATGGGCGAATCCCTGTCCACTTTCTCAACTTTCTTTTTCTTCTCTTGCAACTCCATCAATCTATCTGCAACTTCGGCATTTTGCTTCATCATATTAGAAAGAACTTCAAACGCTCGTGGATGTTCTGTGTCACGTGCAAGTTCCATCATAAGCTCGATAGCTTCGTCACCCTTCTCTGCTAGGCTATAATATTTAGCCCTTGCAAAGTCATAGTCATCTTTTATATCGCTCATTAATCATTCCATAATTCTTCAATAACTGAAATTGTAGTTGTACTAGCAGATGTTCCGCCGCTTATAGTATCAGTAGTATTAAATATACCATTGACGCTCTTAGCAGTTAATTTACTATTCTTAACAGATACTACTACAGCAGTAGCACCTGAGTTATTAGCAGATATTGTTTCTCCAACAGTGAACGTAGAAGATGTTCCACTAATTGCACCAATCGTAAGTATCACACGATCTGGATCATTAGGTTGGAAGATTGTTTCTACTATAGTATGTGCGTCAGCTTCTGCAGCACTTGATGGATTAACATTGACATCTTGTCGTTCTAAAGGTTTAGTGCTAGCAGAGATTACATTGTTATAATCTATATTAACAGTTTTAATTAAGCCCTGAGATCCAATACCACCATAAAAATTAACTTTTGTTTCAAAGTCTAAAGTATATATAATCACTCGTCGAGTAGCAAAGTCGCCTTCGTAATCATCTGCTAAGGAAACAGACTGAAGAACAAAGGGTTGATCTGATCTAAAGGTATTATCTACTTCTTTAATAGACACAGTATAATCTGGTTGAAAGAAAGGTAGTATCTGTTCTAATATCTGTAAAGCATCATCCTGGTTCTTTGCCATGATATTCAATGAAACACCAAGGCTATATCCTACAGGACCAAGCACTGTCTTCATTTTGTTATTATCAAGAGGATCAGGAAAGCTCTGCTTAATACCCTTCTGCAACTTAGTGTTAGGGTTATATGTCAATGATGTTAATTCAAAAGACATGCGTGGCAATTTTAAAGCAATCTTAGGATCGTCTATATCTTTCTGTTGATCTAGTCGAGCAAGGAACTTTTGTTTAGGTCCATAAGCCAAAGGCACTTTTACAATACTTTTCGCTGAACCATCAGTGCCTATTCGTAAGACATTAATGTCATTAAATAGAGTACCGAATACTGCAACAGTTCTTCGAATTGCTGCGTGATAAAAATGATTACCAAACATTATATGTCCTTATTAAGTTGCGTCGCCAAACGGATTAGATTCAGAGAAATCGATAATATCGTCTGCTTCGTCCTCAAAGTTAAAGTTGCGTGCAGCAAGATCATTGAGGAATGTATTATCTGTTGCAGAATTAGCAACATCGTATACTACTGTTATTGTGGCAGTCGCACCTGACGTAATACCTACTATTGTATTACCTACTGCGAATTGTTTATATTCGCCGTCAGTAGTTTCGATCTGGTTTATAGTCATAACATTTGAAGTAGAAGATATAAGTTGTGCAGATATATTAACTTCTGCTACAACTGGAGTAACATCTACAGCTGATGCTGGTACTGAGATATACTTTATTCTTTCTCCAAATTCGAATGTTCCTACTAAAGATCCAAATTCAAATTTCTCTTGATAACCATGATCAGTTTCTATTCCATCGAGTTCAGCAATACCAGTATTAAACTCTTCATCATTGAATTCAAACAGTCGTGCCTGAAGTTTAAACACAGGAAGGTTACTGAGTTGATAGAAAGGTGCTTCATGTTCTACATAGCTAACTTCAAAGAATGATTTAGATAGAGGAAGATATATTAAATCTCCTTCCATTGGTCTATCACTATTTATATCAGAGTTAAATATGCCTACAGTTTTTGCCCAAGATCTACGAGCAACAATGAATGTTACTTCGTCCCTGATCTCCATGCCAAACTTAGCAAAGATATTACCTTCACCTTCAAACCCTTCAGTGTTTTCAATAAACATTTCAACGGTGTTAGCACTATTAAATTGTGATTCAGCGTCCTCACCCAAGATATAATCACGCTGCATAATCTTGCGTGGAAGGTAGTACACATCCTGACCGAACATCTTTATGGACTCAATTATGATGTCCTCATACATGAACTGTTCAGTTGATACTTTTGGTGAAAAGAATACATTAGTTGGCATGATTTATCCCACGTAGAACTCAGGAGGCATCTCATATTTGAGTTGCATTTCTTCTTCAATAGCATTGATCTCTGTTACTGCATCGTCATATATCTGACGGCCGTTAAGAGTCACACCACCAGGAAGTTGCATACCTTCAAACTTAATTAAGTTTGCGCCCCATTGTTGTTTGATTAATGATGTAGTATATCGCTTTAATAACATGTCGTTATATACTTCAGAATACGATGTTGGATCAACTATGCGATAAGCGTCAACCACGATGTAGTCATCTGCTTTTACATCTGTTCCCCAATCAATATCAAGGAACAAACGATTCATATGACGACTAAATCGCATATGTTCAGGTCCATTCATCATCATATCCATTGTAGCCATATATGATTTAGTTTGTGCAAAGTTAGCAAGGTTGCCACTAAATCCTAAGGCATACATGTCATTGAGATGCATTTGATAATTCGCATTAAACATACCACCGCTAGACGTATTATCGTACAATGGGAAAATCCTTTGTACTGACAAGACCGCATCAGGCAATGTGATGTATTCGTTTGTAATATCAGTGATAGTTATCTGATGCTTATGATATACTTTATAAATCGCATCAGAATGATATTCTTGGTAGAATTGCAGAGCTTCATCGACTCGATCAGAGATTTGATCTTCGTCAACGTTGATTTCAAGTACTGGTGCTCCGAGTTTGCGGAGACAGTAATCGATTAGTGTCTGTCTTGAGTTTGGAGCTGCCATAAAAAAATAGTCCTACAGATTGTGTTTCTATAAGACTATTTATATACTTTTAAAACTCGACTATG